TGCATTTGCGTCTACCGCGGTTTTAACAACTTTAGCTCTACTTAGTGTACCGCTATCGGCATTAAGATTAGCTAATACGTTTATATCCACGGATGTACTTAATACATCTGCAGATGAAATTCTTAAAGATGTCGTTACGTTACCCATTATAGTTCATATAGTACTGCGTGCTCTAACGTCATCGTTGTGGCTACGCTTGGTGTGATTTTAATATCGTTTGCGCTAGCTACAGGCGCTACCGTTCTAGCTACGGTTCCTGTTCCGTTACCCGCAGTAGTTACTACGTAGTCATCAGATGCAGCCCCTTCCTCTATAAGGGATAGGTCGTTACTATCTTTTGCTGTAAACGTTGCTACATTAGAGCTTGTCTCAGCAACTGTAAAGTTTGGGTATTTTGCAGCTACAACTAAATCAACCATAGCGGCTGTAGTTTCTGTGCTACCTAGGGTTATAGTAACTCCGTCAAAAACTGCTGTGTCATTTTCAGCCCATGTATTTGCAAAGGTTACAGTAAACGCTGCTTTAACACCATCAGTCGCAGACCACGGGAAGAATGCAAAGTCTCCCGCATAAAGTCTCCCCATAACTTCGTCATCTAAAGACACAGTAAAAAACTCAGAGGCAACCCTTGATGTGTTTTTCAGATACACTTTATGCGCTTTGTCTGCGGTAAATTCATCCGCATGAAAAATAGTGTACTGATCCGTAGAAGTAGTTGACTTTCTGGCAATCCCCGTTGTATTGTCTAGATTGGTTCTCTTCTGCCCTGCTTTTTTTAAATTACCAGAGGTGCTAAGAACTAGACCGTTACTTGTAAGGTCTTCGCTAGATAAGGTTAATCCTGCTGTTACTGTTGCCATTTATCTATTTATTATCCTTCGTGAAATAATCCCCACTCAAAGCTCATGCCAACGGCAGAGGTTGTTGCTTTAATGTCTTCCGTCCCGTCAACAGGTATGTACATCCAGTCACCTGGAAATAATCTACCTATAGGCTCATTACTACCGACCTCCATAAGAACGTAAGTGTCTGCAGCGGTGGTAGATGTGTTCTTTACGTAAAGTCTATGAGACTTATCGTCTGTATAATCGCCATTAGCAACTAAAGATATATCAGCTGTTGCAGCCTCCTTATAGACTCTTGCAATACCTGTGAATTGATCTATTCCAGTGCTTGTCCCAGCTTTTAATAAAGTGGTTGTTACAGAAAATGAACCCCCACCCGTAAAGTCTGGAGTACTTAATGTGAATGTTGCCGTTGTTGCCATTGTCTTATGTTATGATGCTACCGATTGAGATATAACGGCAAACTCTACAGTTACACCAACCTCGTTGGTTGAAATGTCTATATCCTTTGTACCCATCCACGGGAAAAAGCACCAATCGTTGTAGTATAGTTTACCTAAAGGTTCGTTTGCTGTTGAATCAATATCTACTTCAAGCGTACAAGTCGTGCTTGTACTTGCGTTTCTTATGTATACTTTGTGAGCTACGGTAGTGTCAGGGTAATCAGCAGCTGCTACTATGTTAGTTTCAGTCTGAGCAGCAGCGTAATATACTGTGTTTACCCCAGTAAACTGATCAAGGTTAGTAACATTAGACCCAGACTTAGTTAAAGTAGCCGACTCGTTTATACTAAGCGCGTCGCCAGTTATGTCGCTAGTCAGTGATATTGTTGCTGTCGTTGCCATTTTTAATTTTGTTTATATGCAAATATAGTTATTATTTACGTTTCTTTTTTTTAACTACTTTGACCTTACCCCCGTAACCAAGAGACGTAACCTTCTTCCATGATTTTTTTGATGGATAGCCTTTTTCACCTGGTTTAGCTGGCGACTCCCCTCTTTTTCTTTTTGCCATTATATTGGCCCATAAGCCTTTTCTTTTTTTACTTGCCATGGTTTGCTGTTTTAAACTTTGCTTTTTCTACTGCGCCTGGATGCGGTGCATAATCTCCTTTCATAAGAAAATATCTACCACGATCTTCCATCCAGTGGTAGCCCTTGGGAGGGGCTACTTCTACCTTCTTATCGGAGATCGTAAGCTTCCCCCCTTTGTTTTTCTTTAGTGTGTTCATAAACGTAAAGGTATTGAATTAAGAGTTGCTGAAATCTGTATCTTGCTCGGACGCGTCGGGGTAACGGTTATCTCTGTGGGTGCCGTAGCTTTAACTGTAATCTCTGTTGGGGAGGTTACGGTTGTGGAACCAGAGGATGTGTTTATAGTTATAGACATTATGAAAAGCGATAGCTAATATCATCAATGAAATTAAAATTCCCGTGCAATATTGTTTTTTCCGTGCCAATGCTGCCTCCTAGAGGTATTTTGTTAACTGGATCTACATATTGAATATCATACAAATAACCAGATAAATTTGACCCTGCAGGAGCCATATCATCAGCTGAGATAGAAAACGTAACTTTTCCCGTTGCTGCCGTGGAGGCTACGTAAGAAGCGTCGCTTGTATCCGCGGTAGTAGAGTTAGCATCGTCAGTAAGCGTGACTGTTATTTTACTCGCTCCCAAGTATCCTACTTCAGCAAAAATTGTGCCGCCCGTGACGCTTCCAGGTTGAGGCTTTCTAATCTTCATCTTAAATTCATATGCATTGGCAGCATCAGCTTGACCGTGCAGATTTATAGGTATACCACTTGAGTCTTTTAGCGTTAGCTCTAACTGAAAAGAATCGCCAAGTCGTGCAGTTATATCTAATCTTTTTGCTATATCAAAATTTATCCTTGCCATATTAAATCATTTGTTGTTGACCCTCAGGTTGTTGGTCCATTTGTTTCATAGCCATCTGCTGATCTCCCTGGGCTACCTGACGCTCATCTTTTCTGTCTTCTTTGAGTACATCTAGTTTCTCTTTAAACTCCTGATCGTCTTCTTTAAATCCTAAGGTAGCCTGAGCTCGTATAGTTTCTATCTCTTTGTTAAACTCATGCTTCATCTGAGTTAACTGCATCTCTAGCTGAGCTTTAAGTTGTATCTCCTGTGTGTCTATTTGAGCCTGAACCTGAAGCTCCTGCATCCTAGACTCAGAAGCCTGTTGCGTAGCCTGGGCTGCTTGTTGCGCCTGCTGCTCAGAATTTTGTTGAGCCATCTGTTGTTGCTCAGTCATCCTTTTCTTCCTACGTATAATAAGAAGTCTCTCGGCCTGGTTAACGTCCTTTAATGCCCTAACAGACATAGCATCCTCTAGATCTATCTGCTGTTGCTGCAGAGCCATCTGTATATTCTGCTCTAGGAACTGCCTATCCTCATCCTCCATCTCCTTAACTACCTGAACCCCAAAGTTATACATAGAAAGGTCCTTGAAGGAAGAAAGAACGTTCATATTCTCTTCCCCAATAGCGTTGGTGTACACTTTGTATAGCACCGATTCGATAGGGATTATCTGTAAACACTTAACTACATCCTGACATACACGCTTAAAGAGCATCATAGATGCATTCGTTATATCATATATAGCATTATTCCCTGCTGCAATAGCTTGCTGCTGAACCCCTACAAGTGCATCACCTTTAGGTGACGAGGCATCCATAGCTTCGTTTATCCCCGTAGTATCTCTAATAAGCTGCATATAATGGTTGTATAAACCAACAAGCTCGTTTATATTCCTTATGGTATTACCTATCTCACGTACTGGTGGATTTTGGAAACCGCCTTCTGGGTTCTTGCTTCTGTAGTAAAACACACCCGTCTGCTCGTATATATCGTGTAACTCCAGAGGTTGTAGCTCCCCGCCCTTTCCTAATTGTACATTTTCTAACCCTTCGATATCTATAATCAGTCCGTCTGGTTTTGCTTTAGCTATCGACTGCTGAATCTTTAAATGGGTTAGCTGAAGCATATCGGCAAACCCTGTACAGCTCTCAACCATAGACTTAGGCATCATGCGCCTCATATTCGTTGCAGATATAGAGTAAGAAAGCTTAGCTTCAGATATATCGTGTACGTTTTTAGGTACATTTTTTTGACGCCCATAACCAAACACGTGATCTGTATCTAATATATAGCTACCCCCATAAACGATAGCCATTTCCATCTTATGTGGGGTCCGCTCGTATACGCTACCTTTTTTTTCTTTATATTGAAATCCTTTGTAGTAGAAGCCGCTGTTTCCGTGTCTACTTTCTTTTTCCTCGAAGTGCATACAGTCTACAGATACAAACTGGAAGTCTAAAACATCCACCATGTATTCATCATATCCATATTGTGTACGCTGCAACCTTTCGTCGTAATGACTCTGACTTAGTTTACCTATATCATTACCCTGTCTATTCTTAACCTTTTCGGCAATCTTCTTAAACTCTTCCTCGGTAAATTCATCCCCCGCTAATCTTTTTAATTCATGTATAGGCATTCTCTTAACGTCCCCCGCATATACTATATCCTGGAAATTTGGATCCTCCGTATGGCTGTGTACAAAAGATATAGGATCTACGTACTCAAGCTTAATACCTTTATTAGGATCGTTCTTCCTCTTTACCACGGACATACCTAAAGCCACTAAGTCGTTAACAGCTCTTCTATATGTTGTGTCGGAGAAATTGCTCCAGGCTAAGGTCATGTTTGTACCTATCTGCGCAGCTATCTCTGCATCAGTTTTTATGTTTGTATCCATAAATATCTCCGCCTCCTCTAACGTAGAGGGTATCTCCTCAGGGTCCATATCTAAAACAACCCCAGTTTTTTCCTTTAAAGACTGAAGCAGTTCCCTGGCCTCTACTTGCATTTTAATCTTTTCCTTTTTCTTGTTTTTTTCAGACGAAGACAAAGGGTCTACAGATTCTAAATTTGGGTATGGGTCTCTGGAAAGTATCTTATTTACCACCACCTTAACAAACTTAGGTAGGATAGGTACAGGTGTGTAGTCTAGGTTTAGAAGACTACCGTCCCCTTTGTTTGGGGAGAGGGAATTAAGCAGCTGCTTATATATACTTGTGTCTTGGGTGCCGTTAGCATAATCCCTATTTCTCTCAAATATTTTATTCCTTTTACCAAACAACGATGAAGGCTCATTCATCTTCCCCCACTGGGAGTGAATAGCTTTAGCGTATTGAAGTCCATATGAAGTGGACTCTTTTGTTTGTTGATCTGCTAATGGATCGGGGAATCCATTTTTTTTATTTACGTCGTCGTGTCCATACATATTATGCAAATATAGTGAATCATCCGATTACATCATATCTCCTAAAGAACTTCTGTTCAGTGAAGTCTGTTCTAGGTTTAGGCTTAGCTTTTTGTGCTGCTAAAAGGGCTAATCCTGAGCTAATCGTTAAGTCAAATTTTGTTCTTTTATCTATTTTAAATCCTATCCAATCCTCCATTGTATCGTTAAGATACATGTTCCCCATCTCTCCAGAATCGTAGTTAATCCCTACATGGTCATGCACGTAAGCTTCTATAGCATGGGCATGAGCTTGTATCACATCCTGAGAGTTTGAGGGTATACCTTTGGTCTTTACGTTTGCGGTAGAAGAGGCTCCCTTGAGGTGTTCTGGTCGGTCCATTAAGTAACCATCATAACCCCTTGACTCAAAGTATCTTACTATACCATACTTATTGTTCTCCACTAAGAGTGGGTACCCGTAAAAAAAGGATGCCATCAAGACATCTTCGTAAAATATTTTAGCCAGATCTGGGCGCGAAGCATACTCCACAACAAACATATTTGAGGGGTTATCTATATGAAATTTGTTATACAGGTGAAGAGCCCCTTTAGATCCTCTTCCATCTAGTGTAGCGTCTAGGTCATAGGAGTCAACTCCCCCACATCCTCTGTCTGCAAATGGTGCAACCTTTTTACCTCTATCGGTTTTTATTACGTTGCGCTGTTCGTTTGGTGGTAGCCAGCTAACCCTGAACCTCCCGTTTACATCGGCACTAAAAACAGCTTCTTTGTCTTTCTCTTTCCATATAAAGTTACCTCTAACTACGGGGTTTGGGAAAAGTTCATCGTTATATTCTATCTGTTGATATATCTTACCTATGTTAAACAAGCTTCCCTCGATACTATCTCTAAAGGCTTCGTCCTCTGTAAAAGGGAACTGCCTCGTAACCTCGTTCAGCTCCGAAGGGTCGTGCTTTAGGGATGCTCTTTCATTCTTTAGATAAGTTTTAGAACCGACAGATATACTCTCCCCGTCTATTCCTTCAACTACATTCTCTGGATCGTTGGTAATAGGCTTACCATATATATCAAAAAAACCTTCTAAGGAGTCCTGGGCTGGTATAAACAACCTATACAATCCGCTTACCGTTCTACCGTTTGCGTTTCTTTCTAAAGGGTTTGAATCCTTCCAGAGGTCCTTGTATTGTTTCCCCCCTTTGTCCATTGGATTTACCGTGCTTCCGACCAGAGCCTTCCCCACGATTTTTCTTCCGACGATCAAACACGTCCTCTGAATCCTCCATGCGTCCTTTATATCTGTAGGTCTTTCCCATTTTCCTG